CCTTTTTTGTTTGTATAGGTCTTGTATCATCAATAACCTCCTCATAAGTTATTCGATTTATCTCGTTATTATAGTTGTTTCCGAGATATTCCCAGTTTATACTCTTTTCTCCCAATTTGTCAAGGATAGATTCTTCAAGAGAAATAGCATTATCTTCCGACAAAACATTAAATTTTGCGTAATGATCGTATGCCCATATTTTAACTGTAAAATTTTTCATGAATCCCACCATGTTATTTATTAAATGTGGCCGAACTGTGTCCGGCCACAAAAATGTTTAACTTTGCTTACGCACCTTCGCAACCAAAGATACCTCTATAGTCAGATGCGCCAAAAGCGTATCTTTCTCTAGCTTTGTATCTAACGTTACCAGTATCGAAGTCTCCTTCCATTGACGTAGTCAACGGAGTTCTTGAGAACATCTTCATACCATTTGGAACGTCCGTGATAATGTAGAATGAATCAGGGTCAGTTAAGAAATTGTTCACTCTGTAACCTTGAGGAATCATTCCCATGCTGTTGATTGCATTGATATCATTATCAGCAGTCTGAGTTCTACCTTGAGACTTCATAAGTCTTTCAGCGTTGAACTGATTCGCAGAAGGAATTATCATTTTAACTCCTTTAGCTGCGATTCTTAAACCTCTTTCATCAGTCATTGCAGCGATGTCAATCAAAGACTGCTCTAATGAAGTTTCGTTTAAGTCTGCTTGTGTTGCTAAAGTATTTGCTACAGTACCCGCGATAGTTGGGTGTGATGTAGAAAGTAAGTTAACACCGTCACCAGTTTGGAACGCTGATCCAGCGGCAACGCCGGGTAGACCATTGTTCAAGACTGCTGCGCCTTTAACTTCTTTAGCATTGGACATAGATCTTGCTAAAGCTTTTGTGTATCTAGAAGAAAGTCTGTCATAAAGGTTGTCCTCTATTGCTTCTTCTGTGATAGCGAAAGCTAAAGCGATCGTTTCCATTGTGTATCTAGCAGTGTAAGTTTCTTGCGCGTCGTCATACGCAATTCCTTGACCTTCTGCTTTTACATCTGCGTTTGCAAAACCACTTAACATTACTTCCTCTTCGAAAGCTCTGTCAGATGATTCTGTTGTATAAATCTCAGCATGCTGATTTTCATACCTTTTGTACTCCAGGCCGAATAGTGCATTCAAACCTGGCTCTAGTTCTTTGACTAGCTGTGCTCTTGATATTGCCATGTTGTTATTCTCCTATTCAATTATGCCCATGAAACGGCACCAGTAAAGTATTGGTTTAAGTTGTGTGCAACAACCACTGAACAATTCGCTGCTGCGATATCGTTATTTTCAGGGTCTTCTGCAGTTCTTACCAATCTCCATTGATTGTTCGTTGCATGTCTAGTAGCGTACGTTAAAGTTGAACTTGACTGTCCAGATAAATCTGAACCAGCTGCAGTTACAGTTAAGCCATATGTTTTACCATATTCAGCTTGAGCTGCTGCTGCATCAATCGAACCAACAAAAAGTTGATTTGGATTGTCAATTACAAACGCAGTAATGTCTTCGCTATTAGCTGGAGTAATAGGTTGGTTGTAGAAATTCGCAAACGTCGGCTTCTTAGTAGTAGCGTCGTTGTAGAATATTCCATTCAACACACCTATACAAGTGTTAGTGATGGCAGCTTGTGCAGTGATAATGTAACCAGCAGAGCTTTTTACAGCTGTACCTTGGAACAAATCAGCATTATAGCCAGCATCGATAAGATATTTGCCTTGACCTTGAGATGCCATTGTTGAACCAACAGTACCTTGAGCGATCAAACCAAAACCTTGTGTGTTTCTATTTGCCATAGTTATTACTCCTTATGAACCTGCCGTCGTAAAACGGCCTCCAGTTCGGTTGATATTATTTCGGATAGTTTAAGAATTACTTCTTTGTACCACCGAAAGTCTGCTTAGAATTTCTATCAATTTTGATAGGCATTCTTTTATCCTGATCCCTAAGTAAGTCGGTTTCGACTGACTCGTCTTGACCTTCAGTTTGTCTTCTCTGATAGTCCATACGAGACTGAGCGAGTTCTTCGGGTATCCTTGCCAGGAGAAGGCCACCTACTCCAATCACTCCAGCGTATTTTCCGTCTAAGACAGTTGGGTATTGATCAGTGTCGTATTCGTCAGCTCTCACTAACTCATAACCAGATCTCAATCTACCATGAATATTCTTGGTGTCATTGAAACCCATTGACTCTGCTCTTATCCATCTGTGCCTAAATCCGTCAGGCGCTGGTGGTGCATCTAGAGATGATGGGGGCTTGTACTCTTTTGGTCTTTCAGTTTTTGACCGAGTAACAGCCGCACGAGAAGTTTTATTTTCGTCTTTTTTCATACTATGCTCCTTCCGTGAGTTTTAGTTGTTTAGCATACTCTTCGAGTGGCACACCTAATTTTTTAGCTATTGCTACCTGTGATGATGTGAGTCTCACAGTTTTGCGACCAGGTTTTGAGCTTCTGTTAGCCGAAGCTACCGACTGAACGGCCCTGTTCGTTTGCTTAGTTTCATTACTATCAAATTTATGCCCAAAGTCAACTCTAATCCTTTTATCAATCTCTGAATAATATTCTTGAGATTTAGGATCATAACCTTCTTTATCAACTAAATCCTTGTGAATCTCGAATGCAGTAAATGTCATAGCTCTATCTGTTCCGAACCATCTATTTTTTGCAGCCCAATCTTCAGCCATAGGATCAGCTTGAGGCATTTGTTGAGGGGTTTGATTTGGTAAGTTTCCACCGTCTGACAGTTTAACAGGCTCATCCTGTTCAACTGGTGTTGCTTCTTTTCTTTGCTGAAGTTTAGCGTTCTCGAAAGCTAACTCAGCAATTTTTTTATTTGCTTCTACTTGAGCTGTTGCATCACCTGCTTCTATGGCTGTGGCTAATTGTTGTTGAGCCATATCCATACCAGATTTTACACTTTCCTCAAATTTAGCAGTGTAATCAGAATCGACTTTGTTAAATCTTTCCTGATCTAGTTTTCTTTTTTTTTCGATTGCAGTAGCATATTCGATTGCAGCAGCTTCTCTTCTTTCTGCTTCTCTCATTTTACGCGTAAGTTTTGCAATTCTCGATTGCACACCTTTACTGTAATCTTCTAATTCTTCATCGCTCTTTTTTTCTGTTTCTACTTTTTCTTCTGTAACTGTTTCTTGTTCCTTGTTTTCTGGAGCGGTATCAATTACCGACTCATCTTTTTCTTCAGGTACATTGATCTCGGTCTCTGGACCGGATGTATCAATGTCTACTGTCTTCTTTTCTTCCTCTGGCATAGTGTCCTTCCTATGTTAAAATTTATGCAAGATATCTGTTGGATCTTGCACAGTTGCTAGTACTTCGTCATCATTAAGAAGACGAACTTCCCCACCCTCAATTTCAATACGAGATCCTGCATAACGTGCGAAGACTACCCAGTCTCCGACCTTGCACCATGGACCTTTTGAAAATCTATCTTTATCATTATAACAATCAGGACCCATCGCAAGTACGTTACCGCATTGTGATCCTACTTGTTGTCTTTCAATTGTTTCTTGTCCAAGTAAAACTCCACCTTTAGTTTTTTCATTCATTCTAAATGGTAAAACTAACATTCTCCAGCCTGTAGGCATAGGAAGTTTTGCTTTTTCTTTTGTAACTTCTTTTTGTTCTTCTGATTTCTTTAACCCAACTAATTTATTATTGGGGGTTATTATTTTTTTTGTCACCGATGTTGATGACTGTTCCTCTGTCTTCATTTTGCTCCTTATCGTTTAGCAGGTTAGAGATTTCCTGTTGCACTGATTCCAATGCATTAATCTGCCCTATTATATACTTATAAGTTTCCATACTGTCAACCCCACCAGATGTCACCGATATTGCTAACGTATCTACTCTTCTTTTGATTGCTCTTCTTAAACTATTTAGTACTTGTTCTGGTTCCACGTTTCATTTCCTTTATATGTTTTTTAATAACCTTTGACTGTTTTTTATGTAACTTAGAAGCTTTATTTAAAGCCTTAGCTACTTTGTTCAGTTTTTTCATATTAACACTTCCATCTTCTTCTAGCTTGACGGATACGTGAGTTAGGATCGTTACGTGTTTTAGCTGACGAGTTTCTTAATTGACCTGCGCTTCTCGCACAGTACGACTTACGTCGGTTTGCAGCTTTTGACCCTTTTTTCACTTTACCAGTCACGGCTGTTTTTAATTTACTTCCAGGATTTGCGGCCCTGTAAGCTCTTACACCTTTAGCTGTCATTCCAGCTCCAGATTTTGTTTTTCTATAATTACCACCTTTACCGGTAGTTTTTCTTATAGGGTTTTCACTTCTACCACCTTTAGCCATTGTCACTCTTTCTGCCATTGTATAACCATCTTTGTTATGTCCTGGAGGTGGTTTATAACCAGACCTCGGACTTGTTGCATGTTGCAATGTCAGCGAAGTTTGACCAGCGTTAGGTGATTTAAAAGCCATTACGCCTTTTTCTTTTTAGGCTTCTTAGCTGTCTTAGCTGCTCTTTTAAAATTAGCAGCAGTTGGTGCTCCTTTAGCTCCAGGTTTTCTCATCTTCTCACCTGAGCCAGCAGCGATTCTTTTTTTCTTCGCATGTATGTTTGCGTATAATCCACGTTTAGCCATTATTTAGCTCCCTTCTTTTTTTTCTTAGGAATAATTCCTTTAGCCATTAAAATATCTTTTTTAGTAATTTTACCATCACCTGAGTGATCTGGAAATTTACTTTTCTTTTTAGCTTTTCCACCTTTTTTCATCATCATCATTTTTTTTCTCATGTCTTCTCCTTTATTGTATTATTGCAAGACATTGATGGCAAGATTTTATAAATCTTGTATGAGATCCACAATGCTTTGGTTTATGAACCGGTACATCCGGTTCAGGTACTTTTGTAAAATATTCTATATGCTCATCAACCTCATCACACATACATGCTTTGATGTTAAATAGTTTGCAAATAAAATTTTTTAGTTTTTTAAACATTATCTAATTTCGCAACCTTTGCCACGAATAGCTTTACCAGAACTTTTTTTCTTAACAGATCCACCTTTAGAATAAGTATTGTTTTTCATTTTTTTATAATTTTTTTGAGCTAATTTACCATGGTCTGTATCACCTCGAGCATAATATTTCATTGCTGAATCTTTACTGCCTTTAATATTTAAACCTTCTTTAAATCTATCAGCTCTCATTCCACCGCCTGTTACTGTTTCTTTAGCTCCATCCATATAGGCAATTCTTTTTTTATTGTCTGCTGAAATTTTCTTTTTTCTTTGTCTAGCTTCTTCTGTTCTATTCATAAATTACCTGTTTATCTTCCCGCTTTTTTTAGCTTTAGAACCAAACTTACCATATGAATCATCAGCAGAAGCTTTTAATTGTTTTGCGCTTCTTTTCTTTTTGATTCTCATAGCAATAGATTCGTCTTTTCTATCTTTGTAGCCTTGCTTCTTAGCTTTGCCACCTTTTTTCATACCAGATGCTCCAGTTGGAAATCTGACGTTTGATCTTAGTCCGTTTTGTCTCATTTTTTTCCTCCGTTGTTTCTAAATATTTGTGTTCCCTTTATACCATAAATGCTCGCAACGACAAGGATCCACAAATTTGTAAACCAACTCGGGAGTGCCGCGAAGTGTTCGAAGAACACATTCACTTTGTCCATAGCTGAGGGATCGTCACTTACAACTGCCCAGGCCAAAATCGCGATTGGCGCCGAGAGAATTATTAAAACCGCTTCGTCCTTCCAATCTGATTGACGGGCTTCTAAAAGTTTTCCTTGGTAAGCTTCCTTACCTTCGGCCATACGAGATGCGTGCATAAGCTGTGCATCTGACATAGCTATTTTCGTCTTCTGCTTATTAGCATAAATTTTACTACCAGCAGAAACGGCTAATTTAATTGCCGATAACCACATGTTAGTACCAAGTAGCCTTAACAGGTTTTCTAGTTTTCGTACCTTTAACAGTTACAGTGTCACCTTGAGCGATATAGTTTTGTCCTCTAATACTTGATTTAGATCTTGGATCTAAGTGCAAGTTTTGAGAAGGTGTTTCTATTTCTACTCCGCCACTAGCGTAACCATCTTTGTTTACTCCAACTGGTTTTGTTATTTTTGGGTCCTTCATAATTTTCTCCTAATTGTTAATATACTATCTTCTAGGCCCTTTCAAGACATTTACGTCTTGGGCTTTCATAGCATCTGAAGTTAGTTTTACATCTGCAGACATCATTGATTTCTCAATAGATGTATCTGCTCTTAATTGAGCTAAATCTTCGTTTTGATCAAGTTTTCTATCATTTAGATCTTTTGCTTGTACCATTTTAGCTCTATCGAGATCTATTCTAGCTTGATCTTCTTTCATTTTACGTTCAGCATCCATAGCTTTTAAATCTACTTCTCTTTGTTTTAATTTAAGTAATGGATCATGATCGAATTGAGAAGTAATAGCTTTTTCTTCCTTCATAAAGTCTTCAGTCATATCAGCAATCAACAATGCTTTTCTAGCTTCTATCTTTTGAGATATTTGTTGTAGCTGTTGTTGTGCTTGTGGGTTTTGTACAGCCATTTGTTGTAGCTGTGGTAACATTTGAAATTCTTGTGGGAATTCTAATTGTACCTGTTCTTGTGCCATCAATGATATATGCTCCATAATATTTTTTTCTAACGCTGCAGTAATGCTAGGATTGTTTCTAACAAAATTACTAGCCATAAAATTTAAGTGAGCTGTAATGTGTGCTCTGTGATCTTGACCAGGAAACGCTTGGAAAGGTTTCATACCCATTGCATCGATATGTTCTATTGCTGGATCTTTTGGTTGATTAGGTGGAGGTGGTGGTAAAATTTTGTCAATATCTTTTACACCAATTGCCTCATACATTCCTCTGTATGCAGAATACATGTTGTGCATTTGAGGATTAGAAGTTGCTAATCTTAATTGTTCTTGTGCTAAAGATACTCTCTGACTCATTGAGAATATATTAGGATCAGCTACCGGTAAAACATCTACTCTTTTATCAAAGTCTGTTGCTTTAACATTTCTTGATGCACCAGCAACATCATAAGGATATTCTGGTGGTAAAGACTCACCAAATATTTTGGCAAGTAATTTAAATTCTTGTTTTAGACCTACGTAAAGTCTTTTATGGATTGCTGACATCACTCTTGAACCACGTTCTAAA